TATTTTCAAGCGTGGTTTTTTGTGATTCTGCTTTATCCTTAGCAGGTTCAGCTGTGGGCGGGTTAAATATGCGTTCATATCCTGTTCGCCATATATTGCGAATTTCATTGCGGGTATAGCCGCGATAAATATCGGGGTATTGTTGCGCTATTGAATCAATAAAAGTATCAGTCCACGCCACATAAAACAGAATATCATCTATCCATTGAAAGGTATGCTTTGTAAATCCCTGCACCCCAAATAGCATCTTGTCAATTTGAGCCGCATCGTTGCTTCCATCAGCAAAACCAGTGGATAACATAGCATGTTTTAAATATGATGATTGCCAGCCTGTAGAGCTTGCTAAGTCATTCATATTGCTATCGTTTAAAAACGCCATAACCTGATGTGAATTTGCTAAATCAAGCGTGGTTATATCATCATTCAATCCGATTGTAATAACTTGCCCGTTGGTTAAATCATCCACTTTCGAGCGTTTAATCTTTGAGATAACCTCTGTTATTTTATCGTAAACTGATGACTTAACATCTTGCTTAACAACGATACTTGCAACTTTTGAGCCTAAAAAGTTTTCTGCAATGCGTAATCGCAAATATTGCTGTAAAGCAGGCAACGCACGAACGAAAATAGAAGGCGGATTAAACCCGTAGTTTTCAGAACGATATTTTAAATAATCTTTGCTTTCGACTGGGTTTAGGATTACTTGACAGCGGCTAAAATGATATTGTTGCCCACGAACTCGAAACGCAAAACTTTTTAAAAATTCAGGGCTGTTAGGGTCTAAATTAGTAACAACACTTCCCGCAATTGGCAGTGGGTCAAGTGAGTTAAAATTAAACATATTTTCAAGCTGGGAGCTAATCCAACCTGTATCTATCGGTGCTGATGGGTTTTCACCAGCTATGACCAAGCTTAAACCCGACAATCCGTAACCCAACGCTAAACGATAAGAATCAATTATCCATTCTGTAGCTTTTTCAGCCATTTTTTCAAATCGCTCTTTAGCCTCCGGCACGATATTAGTAGCTGGAAAAGAATATTCAAAACCACGAGCAAAAGCATCTGTAAAAGGTTTACGAGTAATCGCTGGTGCTAACGGATGGTAATTTAAAATAGTTTTGCAGTTATCATAAGATAAATTAGCCTGTTCCATTGCTAATATTTTTATCCATTCTGAGGGGATTTCATAGATTTGTTGATTATTTTGCATGGCTTTATCTGTTTAATTGCAATACCGCATAAGTGAAAGTGTCTAGCAAATCATCCGCTTGATTGCCGTGGTCATTACCGATTCTAAACTGAGTAACTTGACTTAACCAGTGATTCTTTCTAACGCCTTTAAGATTGATTTGCTTATCGTAAGCATATTGGCTTATTTTAACACGCCCTTGATAAACCGCGCCGCTTGCTGCAATGGCGCGTTCTGATTTACTCATAGCTGAAAACTTAGAATCAATAGATTTTACATTTACATTACGTCGTTTAGCTTGCTGTAAAAGAATTGAGCCGCTTGCTTTATCTTCAATGTAAATTGGTAGTAAATTGATTGCTTTACATTCTGTCTTTAATTCTTTTAATCGCTGTTCAACTGCGGGCAGCCATGTATCAAGCAATGCGCCCTCTATTTGTAAAGCTTGCCAATCGAGCAGTACAAGGTCAATTTTATTTTTGTAATCGCGATAAGCGTAGTAACTAACCGCAGTGCTGTCGTGTTGTTTGCCGTCTTTCACGGCGGTGTCAATTACAGCAAAAACACTATCGCATGATTCGGGGTATTTAGTGGGTTGTCCGTTAATTAATAAATCATCAAGCGCAAAAAACGCAACCCCTGACCAATCCACAAATTCAGCTAAAACCTCTTGTTGATAAACTAAAGGAGGCAGCTGTTCTTTAAAATCCGCTAATGCTTTTGCATTAATGTTAGGATTTGCGCTTGTTGGAGCGTGAAATTCTTTCCAAACTTGCCCTTCCTTGTCATCTGTATTTGTACAAGCAAAATAAAAAAAGTTTTCAGGGTCTATCCCTTTTGGAGTTCCTGCCATCCACGCATTGCCGTCATAATCTAGCAAAGTAGGTGCGATTGCCTGTTCCCAAATATCACGAAGTCCTATTTCAACTAAGCTTGCTTCGTCAATTAATACTTCGTGATAAAAATCACCACGTCCTGCGTCTTTGTCTTGTAGCGTCCAAAATCTAATAAAACCACCGGTTACTAATTCAATTAAACCCTCTGTACTACTAGACCTAGTTATTACAGGTTTTAATGCTTTTTTTATTCGCCTAAAACTGCCTTGCATGTGCTTATATTTAGGACTAAACCATCCTACTTGTTTACCATTGATTGCAAATAAACAAGCTAAATCTTCAAACATAGTGGTTTTTCCAAAACGCCTACCACATCGCATAACCGTTCTTTTCGCGCGATTATTTGCTATTTCTTGCTGTCCGTTGTGGAATTCATGCAATTCTATTTCATAGCTAGACATCTTTAACCGCTGGGGTATTAATCACTTTTATCACTGTAGAACTATCTGTTTTTGTATTTTCTAAAAATCCTTTAGCTTTTAACTTAGTAACAACTAAAGTCACAACTGCTGAAAAATTAGGCTTATCACTGCTTAATATTTCTTCTTTCAAATCATCAATTTCATCAAACGCCGCTTGTAAATCATACGCTTCTACAGGCTTTCGCGCCCTAGCGATTCTTTGAGGCTTTTCGTGCGTTTCTTTAGGCAAGTAAACGCCAGCACTCTCAAAACTATCTTGTCCGTGCTTATTGCCTTTGTCAATATTATCATTCTCATTTGCAGCCATACCACAATTTTACACTAAACAAAAGCAAAAGACATAAAAAAACCGCAATTAAGCGGTTTTGTTTTTATTTTAGGTTATCGCATTAGCCTTTTTTTTTAAACGCCTGAATAATTTTGTTATCAATTGCTAAAAAATTATCACCTTTTTTGACCTCAAAAGACTCTGCAATTTCACGCATTATTACCTTCTATCAAATTATTAGCGCATTTAGCATTCATAGCCAAATCAATAACAGCGCGAACTTTATCCGCAAAACTAATACCTGATTGCTGCTCAATAAAATCAAACTGGTCATCATAAAATGCAATACTAACTGGTGTTAGCCTGCCGCGTGTAGGATTTATTAGAGGTCGGGCTTGTTTGTTTTTTGCCATAATTGTCACCTACGAAAAATAAATGTTACGTTCTTCAAAAACATCATCTTTGGTTGGAATGTAATTTTCTTTCCCCATGTTATAAACATTAATAAGCTGTCTTACGTTATCGTAATAACATTCATCAACAAGCCCTGTGGATTGGCTTAACATTACTTTTGCTTTTACAAAAAACATACAAAGCAAATTTAGCGGTAAATTATCATTTTTGAATTCTTCTTTTAGTCCATCTAAGACTTCTTTTGTAAATTGCATTATTATCTCCAGTGATTACCAGTAAACGACTGGTGGCGTGTGAATTAATTGTTTAAATCACTTATTTCATTATCTTTCTGCAAAAGTTTTGCAAGAATTAATATTATAGATTCCAGAAGCTTGAGGAACTAAGTATATTAAACTTTGTAGCAACTCTTTCTTACGTCCTTTAATCCACTCGACTGCATCGTGCCAGCATAAACATTCTTTTGGATTAACATTATAAAGCTCTATTAATTGCTTACAGCTAACAAAATGCTTTTGTTCGTCATTCTTAGATGTTATCTCCCCACCTCTAACTAAATATATATAATCCATAACAATCTCCTGAAAATTAAGTTAAACTTAAGTGCTGTATTATATATAACAACTTTATAAAGTCAATATATATTTTTAAGCATTAAAAAACCCGCCTTGTTTTGCAACTTAGCGGGTTTAGTTTTTCCGTGTTCAAAGAGGTTGGATGTCTTTTAAGGACGGGATAATTATACATCAATTACCGATTAAATCAAGCGGCTTAAACGAAAAAAGCCGCTAAGAGACCTGAAACACTTAGCGGCTTAATTGTTTTATTTTGCAATGAAATCTAATTTTAACCGTGAGAGTAGGAGTGATTAAAAACTAAATTGCATTTTTACGGATTGATTTGATAGATACCACACTTGACATAGGAGCATCGAAAGAAATTATACACTGTCTTTTGAATTATTGAAAGACAAAAAAAAGGGATGCTTTTTAAAGGCATCCCCATTTTAAAACTAACACCAGTTACATACAGAGCCTAGACAACTCGTAGCTGGTTTTAACGGCATCCTGCAAAGATGCGCTTTTAATTATACAAGCTTCCTAACCAAAATCAAAGTTCTTTCAAGATATTCAGTGTTATTCGTTGCCACAAAATCAAGCACCATCCTTGCCGCGCTCATTCTTTCGCTATCACCAAAAACCTCAATATATCGCGCCATAACGCGGTCTATATCAGACTTGGTTTTGACTAGAAACACATCTACTATATCGTTTTCAGCGTCTTTGATAATCCGTTCAATAGTATCAATCGCTTCAAGTAAGTCCTGTTGCTCTGACTTTGTACGCCCTTCAATGCCAGCACAAGCGATTTTTTTAAATGCTTCAAAGCAGGGGGCGGCAATTCCAAATATTGCGAAAGGGTCAAACTCTGCTAGTTGTTTGTATGGGTTCATTAAAATAAATCCTGTTGTTGTCCGTGTGGTGCTTGATAATTAAACGTCAAACACTCTATTTTAGTTTTGCCTTGTGTGCCTTTACCCGACACGCTAACACGGTCTATTTTATCCTGAAAATTCCAGTTGTGTGTATCGCGATATTCTAAAAGTATCGGTTCAGGATAGCTTGATAAAAGAAACTTGCCTTTAATCGTTGCCAGTAAATCAAGCAACTCTTTAAAATGCTCTGTGGTATAGCCTTTGTAATGCCCACAATCGCTAGATACATAAGGCGGGTCAATGTAGAAAAATGTGTCGGGTGTGTCTTTCAGTTTGATAATATCCAAAGCATCGCGGCAAAATATCTCAGTGCGTTCTAAACGTTTTGAATATTTATCGGTGAAATTGTCGCGTTTGTTTTTTAATGAAATTGATTCTTTATCGTTATTACCAAAAGCAAACCCTGCACCAAAATTTTTACTAAATGACATTTGAGTTTGAACCCAAAACGCCCACGCCTTAAGCAAATCATCTTCACTATTCAATAATTCCTTAGCGCGTTTATGCTCACTTTCACTATGCAAAGTCGCTTGTATCATACTTTGCAATTCAGGAAAGCGGGTTTTTAACACGCGGTAAAACGTAATAGCGCAATCTAAAGTATCGTTAATTACTTCGTGCGGTGATGGTCTTTTAGCGAAAAATATCGCGCCACCACCAAAGAACGGCTCGACATATTGCTGGTGCGTTGGGATTAGCGGTAGGATGTCTTTGACCATGTTAATTTTTCCGCCATAATAGCTCACGCAAGATTTAAGATTCATTTTTTAACATGTATATTTTAGACACAAAAAACCCCGCGTTAGAGAGCGGGGTTTTAGGGAGTACAAAGCACATAAGACTTTTTTAATGCAGCTAAATAATAACACATTCGCCACATTTGCACACGGTGAATTTATCATCGAACTCTACAAGCCAATCGTAAAACTCTTTAGCAAGCAACACAGAAAAACACCATATCGACAACAAAAACAATAATTCAATCATAAATCAAAGCCGCGAACCACCGCAATAAATAAAGCATCTTTTAATTGCTGCTCTTTTGGTAATTGCTCATACGGCAAAAAACAAGGATGTTCTTTTTTATCTGCATCTTTTACAGCACCATATTTCCAACCAGACGCTTCTTTTTCTGCCATCCATGAATTGTGTGAATTACAAGGCTGTGAATCAGGATTAGATAAATGATAAATAACTCCTTTTATCGCGCTTTCACGTTGCCATTCTGGAGCATCATCCCAAGAAACTTGAGAGTTATCACCTATTCCAGCGCAATAAGCGCGATTTACTTCGTGACATACTTTTGCGATTCTTTCTTTTGTGATATTCATAATTATTTATATTTTTAATTTAAGGCAAAAAAAAGCCGCTAGAGCTATAGCGGCTAATAGAGGGTATCATGGAGATAATATAAAACAAAAAAAGCACTTCTTCACTGGGTAATGTTGCTAATGATAGCAGGAAAGACGGGGTGTTGCAAATAAAAAACCGCCTCACATCATGTTTAGCGGTTTTGCGTTTATTAAACCTGTAGCCCGTGCGCTATTGTGGATAAATCACGGTTATCCTTACGTTATCGAAAGATGCTATCTCCTTTTCTCAATTTCAGATTTACACTTCACACACCAGCAACTAATACGCTGTTCTGGAATTTTATTACCGCATTCTATGCAATAGTCGCGCCTATCGCGCTCTACACTTGCCTTGATAGCTTTTAACATTACATCACGCGATATTTGTTCGTGATATGAGCTTTTGTCGCCTATGTCCATTAATTTACCATCTCTACGCAAGCACCGCTACTACTTCCATCAGGTGATGTTGTTGTGTGACACTTAATATTTTTACCACCACCGCATGATGTTAAAATTAAAACAAGCGATATAGCTATAATTTTCTTAATCATTTTTTCTTCTCCTAACTCCTAAATCGGGCAATTCACCATGACGGCGTTCTTTTAGTTCAGTTTCAAATAAAAGCTCTTTTCGATTTTCTTCTTTTATTCTGAATCTATGAGCGTCCCACTTTTCCCAAACGGTTAATAAAAATAAAGCTACTGATAAAACAACAGATATTGGCACGGCAAAATCTGTTAGAATAACGCGAATATGCTCAGTTAAATTACCATACTGAACAATTACACCACCGCTCCCTGCTGATGCTATTGAAGTGGCAGTTGCTTTTGTTAGAAGGCTTGTCGTATGTTCTGTTAAACCATTATCAACGCTACTCATAATCTACCACCTTGAAAATTCTGTTTTTATTCATTCTTTTATCAGTTCCTAGTAATTGCGCCAGCTTTGGAGCGATTGCAATTGATATTAACTCAGAATCAAGTGCTTATGCTGTGAATTTTAGCACTATATCTGCTGCAATTACACGCATAAATGAAGATTGTGATAATTGTGACATGGTAAAAACATTTAAAAATAATTGTGCAGCAATAGCAAAAGGATACGGTGCTTACGGTTGGGGGATTTCTAAATCTTTACCGATAGCAAAAAAAACTGCTATTGATTCATGCGTGAATAATAACGGTAAATTTTGTACTATACGCGCTTTTGGTTGTGATTTTCGTGTTTAACTATCATTCAAAATCACCTTCCAAAATGCTCATTTAAATTTATTTTTACTTTTCCTAAGTAAAATCTAGCCTGCTGAATTTTTATATTAAAAGCCCTTGCTATTTTCATTTCATGTTTATTTGTTTCTCGCCATTTTCTAGCTTTTTCTGATATTTCAGAACGTTTTTCCTCACGTCTTTTTTTAGCAAGGACTAATTGCCTCTCTCTATATTCTGTTTTTTCACTCCATCGTTTAGCATCGCTTTTTTTCTTTTGTGCTTTTATTCTTAATTTTCGTTCTTCTTCAGTTAGATTTAGTCGCGACCTTCCCATGAATCACTGCCTTAACATTTCATTCATGGCTTAAACACCACCCAACTGGGGAAAGGCAACGCGGTTACTGGCAATGACCCTATTAAATTTGATTGCACGATTATCTGTTTTTGCTTTTTTTCAGCCACTACCCGCCATGTACTCTTAAAAGTTTTTATTTCACAAATATCAATACCCAACACTTCAGCATAAATAGCCGCTGAATAAGGAGTAGGGAGAGAATCTTTGCAAATCATTTGATTGAGCACGCACAATCCTATTTTCCCTTTAGTTGTATGTTGATTAATCCATGTTTCTACCTCTGAATAAGGTATTTCTTTTCTTTTAGTAGATTCCTTTGCTTTTGCTATCAGTAAATTAGCTAAGGCTTTACCGTACAATGATTCGCTCATAATCTTGCCTCTAACAAATCTTTAAGTGCATATTCTCGTGCAATTTCATTAGACATTCCAGCATCAACGTAACCTTCAACGCAATCACAAAAAAGCCCTTGTTGCTGCTCTGTTGCGGTCGGTAATTTTAATCGCAGATAATCAATATCGCGGTCTATATCTGATTTTATGCCAGCCATTTTTTTACCATAAAAAAACCGCCGTCTGTGCAGAATGGGAGCGGCACAAACTAAGCGGTTAAACCAAAAGGTTTTTATAATGTTACGCTCCCCAGCATTATTACAAAAACGTTTTAAGAGCGATAATTATAACCCGCTCTGTGTTATTTTTCAATATCAAACGATGATGCTTTGTCATCTGCTAAACTCATGTTAATCATTGCTGTAATTTCTGAAATAGCCACATCACAATTATTGATAAAGTAAACCAGTCGTTCATTGTAAAATTCTATTTCTGACTTGCAATCACACTCTTTATTGCACTTAAAAAGCATAGGTAAAACAATTACTTCCTCTGCTTTATCTTGAAATAACTCGAATTCAACATTAAAGTTTACACCTTTATAATTTACAAGTTTACGATATTTCATTTAACCCTCCAAACAACCAAAACAGGTCGTTAAAAAACTCCCTGAATTCGCCAGTCATTAAAGCAAATTTCTAGCTTTAAGCAAACCATATCAAAATCACCCACCGAATGGATTAGCAGCTCTGAATTAGGGCAAGGTGGTACAAAGCCTAATCCTAATGTTTCGTGCGGTTGGCATGGTTTAAATAATCCGCTTGCCATTTTTGTTTCGGTTAAAAATACGGATTCAGTTAATCTGTATAGCTTTGCGTTTTTGAACATGATCAATCCTACACGTTTTCATAATAAAAATCAGTATCAGCTTCGTCACGATTTTTATCAAAATAATCATCACAAGCCTCGTTCTTTTCGTCTGTTGATAACTTATTCCACTTTTCAATACTTCCCGCAATATCTATTACATCTGCGAATAATTTAGAAGTCACTGTTATTTTTACTTGCATTATCACACCCTCAAATTCCGCCAGATTTTCGCTGGCGGTGGTTAAAATTAAGCTTCTTTGCGCTCGTGTTTATTGCACCAGTTTGTACTGCTAATTTTAAATCCGTCTTCGGTACAATTTGCTGATTCGTATTTTATGCCGACAAAACGAATGCAATTACTGCATTTATCCGCTTCTTTTTTAAACCCACGCGCCTCGCGTATTTCGTCTTTTGTTTGTTTTGCCATTATTAAATTCCTCTATCTACCAATATAAAACCCGTGCTAGTTCTAACTGCTTTTTTGTAATGCTTACTAGTTAATCTTTTGTGTATCGCGTTGGGTTTATCACCTAAAAAAAACGCTTTCACTGCCAATACCCAATTACTGCGGATTAGTATTTTTCTGGGCAAGTGTTTTTTGCCCCATGCGCATGGCATGTTTTCAACTGGAATCTCAAAAAGTTTATATTCCTCTTTTATTGCACGAGTGCTTTCTAATGTGTTACAAATATTTTCCCACACATTACCTATAACTAAAATATTCCATTCAGTTATCATTGCCGAATTAATATAAAAGTCATGTGTTTTCTCAATTTGTTTCATATCGTCTTTTGTTATCATCACTCACTACCTCTTTTAATTATTGATTTAAATTAAACCGCCATTGTTGTGGAGGTTTAGTTATTGACTAAGATTTCTTAAATCTAACAAGATAATCATTTTTATGTTCTACAGCCATTTTTAGCCGTTTTTTATAAAATGAAATATCATCATCATTACGATTAATTACACACCAATGAAGTTGCAAATGTTCATAATCACCCACAAAGCGATTATCAAACGAAACAAAATACCAGTGAGTCGCGCCAGTAATTCGCATTGAATCTTGTACTTGCCAATAATAAGCCGGCTCAATTTTTTTCAGGCTTTCAGTATCTACAATCTTGAAATATTCTAAATGAGTAGCTGAGTCGGGGCATTTTGATTCAACGCCTGAATTTTCGCTTTCAATCAATCCATCAGGTGTACACCCCGACACACCATCAGCAGCTAAAATAAATTCTTGATTATCTTTGTCTGGTGAAACTTTACACTTTGCTACTATTAAGCCAGTAGCAGCAGAAAATGCCGCTATCGCTAAATGTTCCGTTTCTTTCCCATGCCACATAGCGGGTGAAACATACCCGTCATATTCAAATATGACCATTTCTTCACGCGCTTTTTCTTCAGCGTAAGTTATTGCACCTTGCGGTAAAAAGTCACGTTTAGAAATAACACCGCCGTTTAACGCAGTTGCCAAACAGCTTGTTAATGAGCTAATTGAATCAATTTGCGGGAACAAATCATTAACCAATTCAACCACAATACCAGCGCGTTTAGCACTTGCTCCGCCGTGAAATAGTTTTGCGTATTCGCCACCTTTAAAGCCTGAAAATCCCATTGCATCAGCATCGACACGGTGCAATCCACCGACTTTTGAGCCGCGAATGAATGGCAATAGCTCATCTTGTCCGGCTTTGTCGCATGTTGCTAGGCTGTGAGCGCATGAGCTTGTGAATTTTCCTAAACGCTGTTTTTTCCATGCGATTTCTTTTTCTTCATTTTGGTTTTTTTCTGGACTTTTAACAATCAAATCATTTTCAGATTCAACACCATAAATCCCCATTGCCTCTAATTCTTCATTTGTCATTTTTCACTCCCAAAATTAAAAGCGCGACTGAATTAACAGTCGCGACAATATTAAAGCTTAACCATCTGTGCTGGCGTGTAATTTAATTTACCGTTTTTGTATAAACCTGCGATTTCAATGGCTTTTGCAGAAAAATCAGAAACACCGTCCAGCATTTCAACTTTTGGCTGAAAATATTTGTTGTTATTAACTTCAGTAACAAGTCCCATATTTAATTTCATTAAGCGACCAACTAAAGTTCCTGTTGCTTTTTTAGTCTTTACGTCATAAATAAAACCTTTTATCAATTCTTGAAAAGCACTTAGCGCGTATGTTTTTACATGCGAACTAAAAATAATTCCATTTGAGTCAATGCCAATGATATGACCCCACTCGCGTTCTTTCGCAAACTTGCTCGACATTAGCGAATATCCGTTTTCAACATTAATTTGCTTAAACGCAACAAATGTAAAAATTAGCTCATGCGCCCCTAAAGAATTGGCAATTGACGCAGCTCTAGTTTCTGATGACTCAACTAAAACTTTACCTACATTTTTATCGCAATTAACTCGATAGTTAAAAACAATATCATCATCGCTCAGAAACTCTGCAACTTGCTTATCATTATTAACAATAACACCATCAGCATCAAATGTTACACCATCAGCAGTTGTTGTTTTTTCTGTAACATCATTCATAATAAAATCCTCAATAATGCGCTTTATCGCGCCCATAAAAAAACCCTCTTGCCCGTCCACCGTGCAGGGTGGCTGATAGAACAAAAGGGTTGTTTTTTTAAAATCTTAGCTAACCAACCTGCACGTTACTTAACTAATTTTTCAATGTTTGTGTATTTTACATTAATACACGGCGGTTTTCAATGCTAAATTAATGATTTAGCACATATTCAACTGCATTTGAAACATCATCATTATAATCTTCACCAAACTGATTTAATGCTTGCTGAGCTGCTAAAACTAAAGCTTTTAAGTGCTTAACCGGAATCAAAACGCAATCATCAACAACAGGCTCGTTTGCAACTTCAATAACTTCTATATTGTTATTAATATTTTCAGCCGCTGATTCGCCAATAATTTTAGCTACATCACCAGAAAAAACAACATCATCAGGCATTGGTTGTTTAATTTCAGCATCAACAGCATCAGCCATTTTATTAGCTGTTTCAGCTAATTTTGCCTCTGCTTCTAACCGAGCTTTTTCAGCCGCTTTTTCTTCTACTTCAGCTTTTGCTTTTGCTTCGTCAGCTATTTTTTGAGATTTAATAACTGATAACTCAGTCAACACCTTAGCTTTACCATCTACAAAATCACCGTACAACTCTTTGCAGTAATCGGCTTTGTAATTAATAGCAATTAATTTTTCAATTGTTTTTTCAATTGCCTCCGGTATCATACCATGCGCTTGAATTGGTAAACTTAAAAGCTGTTTTAATTCGCCTTGACGTTTTTCCCGTGCATCAACTTCTTTCAGATTTTCGATTGCTAAATTAACCAGTGATAACGCGGTTTTTTGGGCATTAATAGCTGGAACATATTGTTCAACATAAACATCTTCAGTAATGCCATTACCTAACGCATTTATCTCATCAAGCCGCGTTTGCAATTGATACATTTGCAAATTTTCTAAACCCTGACCTTTTGCGCTAATTTGATTCACCCAATCAGCACGATTTGCTTTTGCTTGCGCTTCTGCTAATGCTTTTGATTGATTTTCAGCCGCTACAGTTGATTCCAATAACGCGGTCAATTTTTCTTTTGACTCGTTAAATTGCTTATTAGCCGCGCTGAAAAAATCTTTAAAAAACTCTTTGTCAATTACAGCATCATTTAACCAATTAAGACGCAATTGAATTGCTGCTGAATCAGGCGTAAAACCATCGAAAACAACACAGTTTTTAAATGATTGAATTTTATCTTTTCGTGGTTGTTCAAAATCAGTCACAGGTTTACGGATTAATTCTGCACCATCATCTAACATTTGCTCAATTATTTTTAAGTTAGCGCGAATTTCTTTAGGCTTGCCTTCTAAAACACGCGCCTGCTCTAAAACTACTTTGTTAAGCGGTGATTTACATGATTTTACAGCCGCTGACGCGCTGATAACAGCGGCTCTTCCTGTAGCTGTGCCAATATCAGCAACAATTGTTGATTGCTGGCTGATATATTTTTCAATTGTTTTTTTGAAATTATCAAAACCATAGCCGTTTGTTAATGACTGAAAAACATCATCTGGGGCTAATGTTGGCTCTACAATTGCAATTTGATTTTCTGTATTTTCTTGCATGATTTTTACTCTCTTTAAAATTAAACCTATTTTGAATCAATTGTTTTTGACTCAGTCCTTACGCTATCACCAACCTTGCAAAGACGAACCAGATTGACCTCCTATCCCGTGCGAAACAGAAAACTCTTTATCATCTCGGTTATTCCTATCGTCAATGCCACGCAAATAGTTTGTGTACTGACCTGTTCTTTTTTCTTGAGCTTTTGCCTTGCATGATTTTGAAGCGTATTTACCCCAGCCCCTTTTTACATCAGCAACTCGCGCCATGAATTTAACGCCACAGCCGCATTTGCAAGTTCTTTCTACCATTTTCCCTGCCATGATTTTTACCCCATTTGAATTAAAAAAGCCTATATTATGCGCTTGCCACTTCACAAGCTGTATTCATTGTTTTTTGAAACCTCTTATATGAGGAGAGTTAGTGATAAATAAACTTTTAGATAGCAACTACTGATTGCGCAACATCTTTGCGAGTTCAATGCTTTGACAAGCATTGCCCTAAATAGTTCTTGCTTTAACACGTCTGTTAAAACCAGTAGTTGCTATTTAAAAGTTTAGCCAGCTACAAAGCCGCTGGCTGGGGCTTGTGATTTTAAACCGCTAATTCTGAAAACAATTTTTGAGCTTTATTGCAATTCTCAAAGCCATTAAAAATTGATATTGCTAATTCCTCTAATTTTGCACCAACTCCATGAGAACGACTTACATCATAAGTATGTGGCAATCCATCTTTATAATTAATCTCAATCCACGCACCACTTTTAAACTCAATGTGTCTTTTTTGGTCAATTGCTTGTGTTGCCATGATGTTTCTCCAGTTAAATTATTTTAGTTGTTTTGGTTTATCGCTAAATCGTGATGCAAATGATAAACTCAAAGACAAATAAGGTCAACGTCTTTTTTAAAATATTTTTTATATTATGTAATAAATATTTTATCTTTTCTATTTTCGTGTATGATAGTATCATCACTTAACGAGAGGAATAAAATGACAAAAGATGATTTAAAGATGGCGTTTGGGAGTTTAGCAAACGCTGCACGGGTAGCTACAGAACATGGTGAGAAAATCAGCCCGCAGGTTATTAATGCGTGGGATTTTGAGCTTTTGCCGCGATGGGCTGCATTTTTTTACCTTATACAACAAAAACAGCAATTGACGATTGATAAGGTTTTTACCAATAAAGCAGATGTAATTGAATGAATAAAAAATACGTTGTCTATGACGGTGGTGATTGGCATCAATTTTTAAGTAACGCGCATTTAGAAGTTTTAATGGCTGATGAATCACTTATTACTGAGTTAAAACCATTGCGTGACTTGTGGGCGCATGATAATAGATTTTACATTGATGCTTTTGTAATGTGGCAATGGCGTTATGTTGACGGCTCAAACGACTGGACAGATTGCAATAAACCACTGTCTTTTAAAGCTGATAAAGAGTATCGGCGTAAAGAATCTGCTGAATTGCCTTTTGATTTGGAAAGAGCGAAAGCGGGGGATGTGGTTGAAATTATGGAATGGAAGGATAGAGGCAGAAATTTTGAATGGCGTATTTATCAAATAAATTTTATTAATTGTTTTGAACGAAAAGATGGGGGCGTTGGTGTTATCCCATTAAGCCATTTACGAATGAAATACCCGCCCCGCAAACCCGCATAAAACAAAAAAGCCAGCGTAAAAACTGGCTTTTTATTACCTGAAAAACCTACCGCCTCCGCGCCTAAGCCTTGATAGCACATTATTTTTTGCTATTAGCTCAAATTGATTAAGCAAAGTTAAAAGCTGTGAAAACTCAGAATCGAGTAACTCTCCTTTATGCTGATTACTTTTGCTGCTGGTAATTGCTAAATTCTCAATTCCAAATGAACCACCGCGACTTATCGGTATGCGGTGGTCTATTTGAATATCCACTAACTTTATTAATTCGCCTGTGTACTCACAACGCAAATAAAGCCGTTTTTTGCTTATTTCAATCTTTGACTCATAAGTTAATAGCCATGATTCAATTTCTTTAGGCATAGGCACACAAACGCGGTCTATGCCTAGTTTATCCGCGCGACTTAAACAGTTGTTGCGAAAGTTAGCGGCTTTGGCTTTTGCGATTGTGGCGAATTGCGTTTTTAAAAGGTCAGTTTGAGTGTTCATCTATTTTCCAGAAAAAAACAATCTCGACAAAGTAATTTATGTCATTGCTTGCTATATCTAAAGCTCTTTTAAAAGCAGTTTTTGATATTTTAACGCCCTGCAATTCTTTATTAATTTCATCAAAACTAGGTTGTTTTTTATAATTACTACAAAATAGCAATAAAAGCCCGCAAACTGCAATTAACTCATTATTTCTTTTTTTGTCTATTCCTCTTTTCGTTAATTCGCTTGTGCTAAATTTTTTTTCTAATCCGTGAATGTTTGCATGACAATCATTGCATAAAGTAATCATATTTACATTGTCACTTAATCCATTAAGTGACTTTGGTGTTAAATGATGTTGGTGTAAGTTTTCAGTATTGCCACATGCCACACAATAATCATGTTTCATTTTTTAACCCTCATATCATCTAAACTCGGCTTAACCCTTCTAACCCACTGAGGATTTGCCTTTTGAATTTCTTTTAAAACTTGTTCGGCTGTTTTGGCATCTTGCACAAGTGGAAAAACAGCGTTATCAAGTAAGCAAGCTATTGTGGCGTTTAGTTCGGGAGGGATAATTAATTTTGTTAATTCTGACATTTTGACACCTGTTAATCACCTGTAAGAAAGGAACTCACCACACGCTTACAGGGTGGAAGCTACCGCAGGACATGACCCCTTTGGTTGTGGTGAGTATAACAAAGTAACCCGACATGGTGCGCAATTGTTAAGAGGCGTAAGGGGTGTTGTTGAAACAGATTATACCACTCACCTCTTAAAATATCTACACTTGGGTTGAAACTACAGGTTAAGTTAGTAGTGGGTGGTGGTTAGTAAATTATACCATTATGAGGTTATGCTCGGAATGGTTTTTAAATTTGTATAGGATGTAGTGGATTTGGCATAGATGTATTGAAAATCATAAAAAATCAACCCAAATGTATGTATTATCAATAACATATATATATAATATATAAAGATTATTAACTTTGGCTTGGTAGTGTGCTTTAAAAATGAGGTTAAAATCCACTACATCCACTACATTTTTATATAAGTTATTGATTTTGCTATAATTGGCATTTAAAAAACCCACTACAAAACCCTATACAATCCACTACATTCCTATACATTTTTTGTATAGGATGTATAGGATTTGTAGTGGATTTCCACTACATTTTTAAGCTGTTGCAATGACCTCAATCCCTGTCTGAGCGTCAATCACTGTTTTTAGCAATCCTTCTTCAATCATCTTTAAAATCACTGCCCTGATATGTTTAGAGCGGTTAGGCATTCCTGAAAATGGTTTTACAGCTCCTAGGCTTTGCTGAATAGCACGGATAGGGGCTTTTTTATGCTTTTCTAAGTAAATAATTATCTTGTCATACTCTGCATTTTCCCCTGCAACAAACTCGCGGCGCATTAGTTCTGTGTAAGACATTAAAATATCGCGCGTAATGCTTATGGCTGTTGTTACATAAGTATTTTCTATATTGCTACATCTCTGTAAAAAATACTCACGACTAAGTAAATGCAAACAGGCAGCTATCTTTAAAACTTGAATATTACACTTGGTAAGCGTTCCGAGCATGTCGGTTTTAGCTTGGTAATAAACGCCATTAGGCTTAACCAAATCCTCCATTTCTTGCCTGAAATAATCTAGTTCGTTTTCTGACTCTTTTGAAATGGTTAAAATGGACAAGTCATAAAAACTACTAGGTGACAATATTCTGGAATCTGAAAATAAATCATCAACAAACGGCTTTAGTAAGCACTCTAAGTCATCCTTTAAAAACCAATTGAAGTTTTTACCATTCACAAAATCACGATAACCGCCATAATTCGGTTCGGCTATTTTTAAAATTCGCTCATGCAATCCTGACTGCTCGCTCGATGCAAAAATCTTTTTAAAAGAACCTGTTTGTGCAAATACAGTCAATGAACCAGCGGCTAATCCATCAAACGATTCACGCCCCGACCTGCTAACTTTTACCACCTCACCATCAAAACCCTTTAGTAACACCTCATTGTTTGATTGTCCATTGCTGTACATGCCTCCAACTAAAACATTGATTAGCGACTGCTCACTACTGCAAAGCGTATAAAAGCCGCGCGTATCAATCAGTGTTTTTTCTAATCCTGCGGGTGTAGCATCACTAAGACTTAACTTGTAAAGCTTAGTAGCCTCTAAAGTCTTTTCAGCGGCTTTAAATTCGTCAATAACATCTTGGTCTGGGTCTTTGCTATTCATTTCTTTTTTAGCTTCTAAAGCATCATTAAATCGCAATCTAGCGACTTCTTTAACTTTGTAGTAAGCGTCATCAAAAACGTTATTTATTAAACCCATTGGAAAATCTTTTCCACTACCACTAGGTTGTTCTGCTACTGCATAAACACCTAGTGGAATGCCGCGTTTATCGTAAGAATCTCTAGCGACTTTGTAAGAACGACAAGCATAGCCGCTAAAAGTTGATAGCATCATCATAAATGCTGTGCTTGATGGATAAGCTATAAACTTTGTTTTTTCAATACTGAGAGAGATTTTCTTTAAGATATGTTCATCATCTAAATGTCTAAGTAGATTTAGTTCTGGGATTTTTTGAACGGCATCTAAAATTCCGTTTTCGGCGGCGTTGGCTAGTCTTTCGTGAGAGTCATTCATGTGAGCCGCCTTTTTTATTAGGTGGTAATAATGACAAGGCATCAATCTGCATTGATTCGTACATCATAACCATTACAAAAAAAGCAGCCCTTTCTTCTGGTAAGTGTTCATCCATTTTTATCCCTTCTAAAATGCGAAAATTAACCGGTTCATTTCTGTACTTATTTGATACATTAATTGCATTTTTTAGAGTGCCAAAATGCTCTTTTAGCTCGCGTTTTGTCATAGCAAAAGCCTATGTGTTAAAAAATTTTAGGTATTATACATTTTTTTTGTAGTTTTTACACGGTATTTTATGTATAATGCAATCGCGGTATAGGCAATGCAAGCTGACAAGCTCCTTCAGTAAGAGCTTACCGCATCCATTCACACTGACAAAAGCTTACTGAGGCTTAAAAATGATTCAACTTAGGGGTAAACAGCAAATAGGAATTGATAAAGTTGCCGAAAACTTTAGAAAAAAAGTCATGTGGCAAATTTTATACGCACCGACTGGCACGGGTAAAACTGAAATGGCATTTTATAAAATGCTGTTGGCTACTAAAAAAAGCAATAAATGCGCAATGCTTATGGATAGGCGTGTATTAGTTAATCAAACAAGTGCACGGCTTGATAAATACGGAATTGAGCATGGTGTGTTAATGGCTGGGCATAAAAAATACAATCCTAATGCACTAATTCAGATTATTTCAGAGCAAACTTTAGCAAAGCGAAGCGGATTAGAGAATGTTAAGTTATGGATTCTTGATGAATGTCATAATGTTAAAAAATCCACTGTTTCTTTAATAAAAAAGTCTGGTGGATATGTTGTCGGGTTGTCAGCATCACCGTTTACAGAAGGATTAGCAGAAATCTATCAAAGCGTGGCATCGTTTGTAACTACAAATGAGCTGGTAGAGCAAAAATTACTAGCCCCATTAAAAGTATTTGCAGCAAAAGAAGTAGATATGACAGGAGCTAAAAAGATTTATGGCGAATGGAGCGAAGGGGAAGCAGAAGAACGAGCAATGAAAATCACAGGGGATGTGGTTAATGAATGGCAAAAAAGAACCGCAGAGTTTTTTGGAAAGCCAGTTAAAACGATTGTTTTTAGTGCAGGGGTAAATCACGGACAGGAATTAGCCGATGAATTTCAGCGGGAAGGATTTAATTTTGTTTCAATTAGTTATTTAGACAAAGAAAAAGAAAAAGAAAAAATTATAACTGAGTTTAATAAGGTTGATAGCTCAATAATTGGGTTAATTGCTTGCGACGTGCTAACTAAGGGTTTTGACTGCCCTGATGTTTTGGTGGGCGTTTCAGTCAGACCATTTAGCAAAAGCTTTTCAAGCCATGTCCAACAAATGGGGCGTGTTATGCGCTCACATCCTGATAAGTCTTTCGCTTTGTGGATTTGTCACAGCGGTAATTTTCTTCGATTTTATGATGATTGGGTGGATTTGTATTATAACGGCGTTGATAGTTTAAAGCCTAAAAACCCACCGAAAGAAAAAACAGAAGAGGAAAAAATAGAAAAAACATGCCCTGATTGTAGGTCTATTTTGTTTTTTCCTTTTATGTCATGCGATAACTGCGGATGGGAGCGACCTAAAAAAGAAATGGAGTATGTGCAAGGCGAAACTGTAGAGGTTGAAATTTCAGCAGATAACGCACCGACCAGACTAGAAAATGGAATTAAAAGACATAAAGTAAGAAGTAGTAATTTAAAGACTCACACATCAAAAGCTGGAAAAGAAGGGTTTAAGCTTGTTTTAAATGACAAGTTTATTAAATATTACTTTTTGAAAAGCCAAGAATATGAATTAGAACGGCTTGAATATGAGCATCCAATTGAATTTGATATTGTGCCAAATGCTAAAAATCCCAAGTTTCCTGAAATTGAATTGATTTTCAAGGATAAAAGCCATGATAAAAATTAGAGAACTAGCACAGGGAAAAGGCAAGTATATCTTGCAGTCAATGTTTTATTTTTAATAAGATATGATATAATGGCTTTGCTTTTGAAATACAGTGTACCAGACTTTAATTCAAAGGTTTAATAACCCTAACCCCTGATATT